ATCCAGAGGTGGTCACACATATGATGCTGTATCAAATGTTTCCGATATTCCAGAAGTTGTGCGATTCATAAAGGAATGTAAGAAGCTGGGATGTCTTGGTTTCGGGGCTGGCCCTGGATATATGGGTCCAGGAATACACGTCGATATCGCTGGACCTGCGGGTACATGGGGACATAATGGTCTAACGGCAAACACTCCGTCTTGGTTAAAATCCGCGTATTTAGGAAAATGAAATGACAGTAAATTCAAAAGATACAGCCGATAGCCGGGAATTCGCCGATCTGGTATCAGATTCCCTTCAATCTGGATTCGCTGATCCGTCTGGAACATATCCAAAGCCTGAATATGTTGATAGACCTTCAACCAACAAAGGAGCTATAGGCGAAATAGATCATGGTTTGTCTATCGGCGGAGGTAAATCTGGTGTATCAACCAAGACTGATCCCATCGGAAAAACCAGGTATCCATACGCCAGCGTCTTGGAGACCCAGTCTGGACATGTCATAGTGTATGACGATACTCCTGGTTCCGAACGAGTCATCATAAAGCACCGATCCGGTTCCGGAATAGAAATGCGTCCAGACGGTTCCATTCTGATAAAGGCAGACAAAAATATAATATCCTCGGTGTCTGGTAACTCAACGACAATAATCGAAGGTGACACGAAACTGGAATACGGTGGTTCAGTTGATATGAATATTGCTGGCGATTTCAACATCAACGTTGCGGGAAATTACAGCACCCTAACCCAAGGGATAAAATCGTCAAAGATAAACGGCGGAAAGTCAGAGAATGTAAACGGAAATTCCAATTCTGTTATAAACGGAAGTACGTCAATAATATCAACTGGACAAAACACGACCACGACCCTAGGTGGAATGACGACCATCGTAAAGGGAGCCATGGAAAATATCGTGGACGGGAACATCGGAATAAAATCGTCTGGGGACACCGTTATAAGCTCTGCTGGAAAAATGAACGTATCTTCTGCTGATGTCAACATTGCTGGCGATTCTCTTTCCATATTCGGTTCGTCGGGAACGATCGGTGGCGAATCCATAATAATGTATTCCTATAATTCTCACGTTTCAAACTCAGTTTGGGCCGATACGATTTCTGTTACTTCCGGATACGGAACTACCTGGCACGGAGATCTAGACGGAACCGCAACCGGTGCTCTCGAATCCCAACTTGCTGGCGGAGTTTTGCCTGTAAACGTTGGTCCTATGACGAATGACGGAACTCAATTGGATACGACCGCAACGGCTCTTCCAACTGCGTCAGTAATATCCGAGTATCTCAATAATTCTTCTGGCGGTATATCAAAAGTTCTGGTTGATGTTGGAGATTTCATGCGAAACTCCATAGACCGAAGTTCTGACCTAGGAGGAGTTTCTGATAGAGATCTATCGACAACGGAAACCCGAGCCAAATTGAGAGATTCTGGAAATAGATCAAACGTTAAATTCGTCGGTTCTCAGGTGTCGAGAAAGATCATATCACCAAATTACGCGATACCGTCGCCGAGCAAAATTGGAAGGGTCGATAATGAGACAGGAACTCCAGTCTCAGCTGAAACGCCCGTTGGTATCCAAGGCGCGCTGTCCTGGGTAGAAAAATTCATACCGTCCAAGAACGAGTTTCTAGACTTCTTTAACGTTTCGAGCATGTATGATCCAAACATGCAGATAGACACCGAGGGAATGATGGATTTCGACGAGGCCGCGAAAATAGGTCCAGCCACACCACTTGGATCCGGAATTCCGATGTCCACGTTCCTTGGCGGTATCGGAGATCGGTCTAACCTTAATAAGATTTCGTCTTCTGGAGAAAAACTCGATCTAGCAATACAATATACCCTTCAGGCCCAGGCCTACTCTTCTGTTCTTAGGAACAAAGATATTTTCGGAGATTTTAGGTTGGTTGTTGTTGAAGGACTCTACGTTCCATCTCCTGGAGAAACGGTAACCCCAAAATCGATAAACGAAACAAAAATGAACGGACAAACCGTCGTTTATGAACTCCACGACTCAGAAGGTAAAATTTCTCCAGAAAAGACGTACGATCTAGCTGTTTACTGGAAAGATTCACTAAACTATGACGAGCTTATTCTCGATTACGACCATTACGATCCAAACGGTAGTTTGAACGTTCAGATAATACTGACTATGCCAGAAATAGATAATTCCTATTCGATTATTAGCGGAAAGCCCGCAAATAAGTTATCAACCCTGTACAATAATGTTAAACAAGGCGATGAACTTATAGAGGTTATCGAATAAATAATTAAAAGAGGAACAAGATGGTAGCTAGATCATTATCGATAGAAGACGGAAATCTTTCTGGTCGATCAATCATAACGTCGAGAAATAAGCTGTATTCTGATATAGATTTATTTTTTGTCAATCGGCCGTCTGGAGACGTGTACAAAAAATTTGACGCGGCTGCAGTAAGACAGGCAGTGAAAAACATACTACTGACGAACCATCTCGAAAAACCGTTTCAGCCTATTTTTGGAGCAGGCCTGAACAAATTTCTGTTTGAACTTACGTCAGAAGAACTAAGCACTCAGGTCAAATTTTCAGTTGAAACCTCCTTGAAGAACTATGAACCAAGAGCGCAACTGAAAAGCGTCAAAACTCGAGTTTTACCCGATAATAATTCAATAAGAATTGAGGTTGTCTTTTCAATAGCAAGCTCTCAAGAATTGATTTCCATATCAACAACATTAGACAGGCTAAGATAAAATGGTCACAAAAACAACATTTTCTACCACGGATCTAGATTTTAATGGCATAAAATCTTCTCTGAAAAAGTATCTAGCGGCAAAGACAGAATACGCAGATTACAATTTTGAAGCTTCTGGTTTATCGAATATTTTAGACGTTTTGGCCTATAATACTCATCTGAACGGACTTATGGCAAATTTCGCTCTTAACGAATCGTTTTTGAGCACATCTCAATTAAGATCATCGGCGATTTCTCACGCTCAAACTCTTGGGTACAACGTTCGATCTAAGACCGCCTCAAAGGCTTACGTCAATCTTTCCGTTAATCTGGCTTCAGCTCAGGGAGTACCAGTTTCTGTTACTCTCCCTAAAGGCACCAAATTTTCCTCGTCGGTCGATGGTACAGCTTATACCTTTATAACGAATAACGAGTATTATGCGAATAACGACGGCACCGGAAATTACATCTTTACGACGCCGACTGGATCAATTGATATACCGTTATACGAAGGTGCGATAAAAACGAAAACGTTTATCGTCGGAGAATCCGCAGAACGTCAGTTGTATGTTATTCCGGATATTTCAATGGATACCTCAACTTCGATAGTTTCAGTTTTTGATAGTTTTGGGTCAACATCATACGAATCATACATACCTCTAAACACGTCCATACAAATAAATTCGACATCTAGAAACTACACGATAAATGAGACGGCGAACGGATATTTCGAGATAGGTTTTGGAGACGGAATAACGTACGGAAAAAAACCAACAACAGGAAATAAAATCGTCGTCGAATTCATCTCTTCTTCGGGTCCAGACGCGAACGGCGCAGCATCATTCTCTCCTGTATCGGGAATAACAGTTAACTCTGTATCTTATCCTTTGGTCGTTGCGATATCCTCCCCATCTGCTGGCGGCGCCATACATGAAACAATAGATTCAATAAAAACGAACGCCCCCTCGGCCTTCGCCTCTCAACGTCGTCTGGTAACGGCCGGAGATTATAAGTCGGCCATTCTTTCGAAATTTGCGTCTATTACAGATGTCTCCGTATGGGGAGGTCAGGATAATGATCCGGTAAATTACGGATTCGTTTATGCTTCTTTGCTATTTGCTCCAGGAGTTTCAGTCCAAGCGAAAACTGCGGTAAAAGCTGATATAAAAACCGAGCTTACTGATAAGCTATCGATGATGTCTCTGAATATCGCCTTTACTGAACCTGAAACATCTTATTTAGAACTAAAAACAACGTTCTATTTTAACCCGGATATATCGACGACAACTAGAAGTTCCATGGAAGCTCAAGTATTCTCCAAGATACAGGAATACGCCGACATTAATCTAAAAACATTCAATGGAACATTCAGAAAATCGAATCTGATGACAAATATCGATGCCGTCTCTGACGCTATATTATCAACTAAAATCGATGTCGGACTTCAACAACGACTTGTTCCTGTTAACGCTGCAACCAGTCTGAACAATTCACAGAGTTCGTCGTACGTTATATCATTTCCGGTTCAAATAAAAACACCCGACGACGTTAACTATGTTGTCGAGTCTGGGCAATTCTCGCATAGTTCTAAAAACGCTTCCGTTAAGAACAAACTGAATTCAACAACGCTTCAGATAATTTCCGTTGACGGAGAGGTTCTTGTCGACAACGTTGGACATTATACTCCCTCAACAGGCAAAATAAATCTCGCTGGGTTTAGTCCGGGCGTTATCTCTGGCGGCCTACCCTATATTTCCTTTTCGGTCATTCCAACAAATCAGTCAATTATAAAACCGCTGAAGAACTTCATAATTGATCTGGATACGAATAAATCGTACGCAACGTCCGTTATCGACAGAGAAACAACAAAAGTGATTATCTAATGGGAAACACTCTATCAGATTTCAACAGACGAAAAATACGGTTTCATAAGGATTCTATAACCAAAATATTGCCCGAATATTTTCAAGGAGAATATTCGAATCTCATAGGATTTTTGGAAAACTATTACGCCTTCTCAGATTCTGATGGTGGCTTCCATCAGAATCTGTTGTCGATAGACGTAGCTAGAGATATTGAACAGATGACTATCAACATGATAGATTATGTTCTGTATGACTACGGCGATAAGTCTGGGAATAACCAGTTCACGAACCCACGAGCTGCCGCTAGAATGTTCTCTGAATTGTTCAAGGCAAAGGGTTCCGAGTATTCGGCCGAGCTGTTCTTTAAGACCTTTTTTGGAGAAGACGTCGATATCGTTTATCCAAAAAGAAAACTTATAATCGTTGGAGAGAGTCCAATAGGTTACGATGACCTATTTAAACTTGAAGACGGCGCCCTTAACCAGGTTCTGTCGATACTAGTCAAAAGTCCGTTATCGATATCAACTTGGGTAGAACTTTTCAAAAAGTACGTTCATCCGGCCGGTTTTTATCTTGGTGGAGAAGTCCTTCTGGAGGGAAATTCAACTTCTGCGGCCTCGATTCCTCCATTGGCGGTAGCGGACACCGCAGCAGGAATAATCATACAAGACACCGC